AGATCAGTGAAATGGAACGGGTTTACGAGCGGGTTTAATGGGGTATTCATGATTGACTCCTAACTTGTGGTTTTAAACCACCGGCCGGAGCTGCAAAACTCGGGGCGGTGGATGATGTACGGGGTTTGCCGTTGCTGTCGGTATCAATCACGGTGAGATAGCCGAGTGCCTGGTTAGAGTTGGGTATCAGTACGATTTCTAATTTATCCAGGATGATGTTCTGCGCGACTTTGAGTGGGCCGTCGCTGATGTAGTTAAGTTGAAATGTCATGGCATTGTCCGGTTGGGTTGGCATCCTAAAAAATCCCGGCATTGCTGCCGGGTAGGTAGGATGGCTTGCTTTGTTGTGGTAAATAATACGCCTTCGTATTAAATTGTCAATGCGAAAACGCATTATTTTTTCAATAGGCAATAAAAAACCCGCTTAAAGCGGGTTTTGTGTGGTGTTTTAGCTAATAATATTTATAAGGTTTTAGTTTTTAATACTTTCACCATACGTCCACAGTTCTGCTGCGCTTTTACCGACATAAACACGCACTCTAACTTTTCCTGAAAAAGTTGTATCAAGAATTGATGCCTGATAATTCTTGTTCACCAGTATGCAGTATCCGTTTTTGAATAAATACTCCATTGCTTGCACATCTTTAGCTATTTTTGCCTTAACCTGCTGATCAAAGAATTCTTCGCTGATACATGCGCGACTATTTTCCTTTAGTGTTGCTGCACTAATTGATGCAAAAGGGAAAAGAAACATTGATATCATCAAAATTATTTTTTTCATTTTTTCATGTGTCATATTATTCCTTTATTGTTCTAATTGGTATTTTAGATTGTGCCTATTTATCAGCCTGGCTAATTTGTTCAGGGGGTATGATGGCAGGGTCTTTGCCGCAATAATGGCAAATAACCGCCTTTTTTTTGATCAACTCGGCGCAATAGGGGCAGCGTTTAAAGCGGCCTGATTTTATGGCTCTGTTGTCCAGTGCGGTTTGGTTGGGTGCTGAAGCCAGGGCCATTAAAAAGCCGAAGAGGGGGCTTAGGATCAGGGAGGCAATGAAAGTGATTGCGCCGCTGTTACCTTTATTGGAAGCCATATTAGCCGCGATGAGGCTAAAAAATAGCCATAAAAAAAAGAGGATCAGTCCATTCATATGTATTAAGGGGTTAGTGTTTGTTTTTATCTTTCCGACGATCGATAAAGGTATAGTGAGTGCCTTCTTTTTTTCGGATATCCAAAAATTTCTTTGGCTTTGTCGTGGTGTCGTCAATTTTTTGTTTAATCAATTGGCGTGATTCTGCAATTGTAGCAGATAGATCATTGCTGAGTTCTTCCATTTTATAAGAAAGATTATCAATTATTCTCTGCTCTGTTTTGCTCTGCTCTGCTCTGCTCTGCTCTGCTCTGCTCTGCTCTGCTCTGCTCGCGAGCTGGCTGGCTGGCTGGCTGGCTGGCTGGCTGGCTGGTTCGACCAGTGAATTTATAAATAGTTCTAGGCTGAGAATTTGATTGTCCGGCAATTTACTGATGGTTTGGCAGATTCTTGTAATACGGTCATTCGCCGGTTCAGAAAAGCCGCGTAATTCGGATTCGGTTAGTTCTAATGCTTTTGCCAGATTTTGTATGGTGCTGCTACGGGGGTCGCCGTGGGTGCCGTTTAAAAAGCGCGTGATCGTGGATTGGGGGACGCCGGATGCGTCTGCCAAGTGATAGGCATTCCAGCCTTTTGCTTGCATGGCCTTATATAGATTATCGCGTAAATTCGACATAACCCCACTATACGTATCCGTATTACCGATTACAAATGCGTTTACGCATTGACAATAATCCGAAATCGTATTATTGTTTGTTTCAATGAACATACAAGAGCTCCTCATAAAAATTAGATGTGCTGGCCTCACTGACTCCGAGATAGGATCACGGATTGGTGCAGCGCAATCGATCGTTACCAGGCTGAGAAACGGCGTCCATAAAACGACATCGTATCAGCGAGGAGTCTTGATAAATGATTTAGCCAACGAACTGGGCTGTTCAGAAGCTATTGCCGATCACCTACCTCCTCCTGGTGCTACCTGAGCCGCTCCGGCGGCTCTTTTTTAGCTAGGCTGTAGGATAGGTGGATTTGTAAGTAACAACAATACCGCATAAGTGCTACGTAAAAACCGAGGGTATAACCGATGTGTGAAATAAAAGCAGAAGTGATTGATTCCGACCGTTTGACGCCACGCGAATGCGAAATTCTGGCGCTGGTGTGTGAGGGTGATGTCGATAAGGCCATCGCGCGTAAGCTGGCAATCAGCCTATTCACGGTAAAAAGACATGTCCAGCATCTTTATGAAAAACTCGATGTGCGCGAGGCGTCTGTCAATGCCCGGTGCGCTGCAATTTCCACGGCGGTCGCGCGCGGAATGGTGAAGTTATCTACTACGTCATTGTGTTTGATGTTGATGTATTCTGCTGGATCATTTGACAGTCATGCGCTGCGGGTGAGTTCGGCGCGGTCGGTATCAGCGAGCGGCAGGCTGCGACACGATGCCTGATTTTTGCCCTTATCAACTGGAGCGGGATTTGAAGATTATGAACGGTTTATTTTATCTAGTTTGTGGCTGGCTGTTTGTGGCCGCGTTGTGTCTCAAGCTGGCTGCGGTATGGGTGATGGATACTTCTTTGTCGCCACTGCACAGGCTCAGCGATTGGCTGATGGATGGCATTTTAAGGGATCTGGAATGAAAATCTTACTATTTTATGCGGCGTCTCTGTGGTTAACGGCGCTGTTTTTGTCGACGCAAGGTGCGGCTTCGGAAGCGCGGTTTAATGCGCTTAATCAGTCAGATCCGCATTACCTGGGCTATAAAAATATGCTGTGCGGCTATACGTTTGACGATATCCAGGTCATGCAGGGAAAGCTTGATGCCACCAAGTTTTTTGATAGCGTTGATAGGTCAGGATGGCCTGAAGTTTATCAGGTTCGGGTGGCATTGATTGAGCAATGGCGTGTCGATTATGAGCAGTTTTGCAGGTAGGAAATTTTAGATGCTAATAAAAATGTCTAAAGGCGTTTATGTGGACGCTGATTTTATCGTCGCGTTAACGATGAGTTTATGCGGTACGTATGTCAAGGTGCGGGTGATAGATGGTGGAGAATTTTTTTATAGACCGTTGGAAAACGAAGATATCTATGAAGCAATGGATAGGATTGCCATGGCTATAAATTCTAAATTAGCAAGTCTGGTTAATAACGATGACTAAAAAAATAATTATCGGTTTAGCCGGGCGCAAAGTGTCTGGGAAAACCACGGCAGCGCGGTTTCTGGTCAACGGCATGGATTTTCATCGGTTGTCGTTTGCTGACCCGCTGCGGGATATGGTGGGTTGCTTTTTACTGGGAATGGGCTATGGCGCTGAGTATATCGAGTCGCTGCTGACCGCCGATAAGGAGCGGATATTGGCGCCAATCGGAAGGACGCCAAGGCAGCTGCTGCAAACGCTGGAAACGGAATGGGGCCGTGATCATGTCGATCGGAATGTCTGGGTGACGGTAGCCAGGAAGCGCATTAATACCTCAACCGAATCCCGCATTATTTTTGATGATGTGCGCTTTGAGAATGAGGCGGCAATGATCCGGGGCATGGGCGGCAAGATCATCCATATCGACCGGGGCAATATGGAGGCTGATAGTCATGCGTCTGAGCATGGTATTGACGAGCATGATGCCGATTTGTTTATCGATAATGACACGACGGTCGAGGATTTTTTACGCGATGTCGAGCTGGTGGTTGAAAGCGTTGTTTATGCGGCAGATAAAAAGGGAGTGCACGCATGAATAAAATATTCTTGAAGAAGTCGAAATTAGCCCCCTCAAATTTGAGGGCACGTAAAAACGAAGTGAGAAAATCCCACTTCGTATGCGGCTAATAATAAAGGTAGGAAAGGATTAAATTATGATTTCATCAGTTTACAAAAATAAAAACACGATTCCCGTAAACAAACAGGCGGTTAAAGAGTTTTTCAAAGATCATGAATTGGATAATGATCAATCGGAATTGTCTGTAAAACCACTGCCAGATTTAATTAAAATCGAACATTTTAAAAAGGCGCCCGCCGATATGAACTTGGCTGTCAGTATCGATAGCGATATTAATACTAGTGATTACGAAAGAGCGGCGGTTGCATTAAAAAAAATGAACACGGACAGGCCAAGAAAAATATCAAGGCTAGCCCGATGTATTCAGCATATGAATGGCGGGAAAAAGAAATACGCGATGCTCATCATTAATAACATGAGCCAGCAGGGTTTTCTAAAAATAATCGGCGATGAAGTTGTTTATTTTTAATAGGGCGGCTACCTTGACAGGTGCTGTGAATATAGACTATTCTGTGTGCAAGGTGCTAGAAACACCCAAACAGCGGAAGGCCGCTCCCGATAGATTATGCGGTTTTTTTGTGCCTGTATTTTTTCTATGGGCGGGAGTGCGAGGAATACAATACCCTGAAAGGGGAAATTACTCCGCCGGCTGTTTGCGGTTTCTAGCTCCCGCCCACCCCGATAGAAACGGGGTTTTAGAAATCCTGCAAACAGAGGTACAAAAATGAAAGCTCACGCCCCAATTGCGTCTAACGCAAATCAATTCCCATCATTATTTACTAATAAAATTTCTGTCATCCGCTGCCCTGGCCTTGCTATGCGTGGTGGCTTATGAATCCCAATCTGTCTGCGATGGAGCAACCCAATTCCGGCCAGGCTGAGCTTGCTGTTTTAGGCGGCTTGATGCTGGACAATTCCGCCTGGGTGAAGATTCAGGGCGTGCTCGAGGCGGGTGATTTTTATCAGCGCCGCCATCAGATTGTATTTACGGCCATCAGCCGGTTATTGTCGTCTGGTCAGCCGGTCGATGTCATCACCGTTAACGAACTCCTGAAAAGCAAGGGTCACGATGAAAGCGTCGGCGGCTTAAGCTATCTCATTATGCTTGCGAATGATACGCCCAGCGCCGCCAATATCTCCGCCTATGCGCAAATTGTCCGGGACAAGTCCGTGTTGCGGCAATTGCTGGCTGTTGCCAATACTATTCGTGATGCCGCTCTGGCGTCGGATGCTGTTGCCAAGGACACGATAACGAAAGCCGAGACGGCTATTTTTGATGTCGCTCAGCGGCATTTACGCGGCAAGAAAGGCTTTGAGCGGCTCCGTGACGTGTTGCGGGATGTGTTGTCTCGGGTTGAGGCTAATTACGATAAACCATCCAATGGGGTGCTTGGGGTTGCTTCCGGGTTTCCTACGTTAGATGGCTTTACATCCGGGTTTAATGGCGGTGATCTGGTGGTGCTGGCGGCACGTCCGGCGATGGGTAAAACGGCAATCTGTATGAATATCGCTGAGGCGGTGGCGCTGACGAACAAGCCGGTGGCTATCTTCAGCATGGAAATGCAAGCGATACAGTTGGGTGAGCGGTTGCTGTCGAGTTCATCCGGGGTTGGCTTGAAGAGTATTCGGGAGAGCTGGACGATTGAGGATAGTCAGTGGCCGCTGTTGACGACGGGTATTAAACGCATCAGCGATACGCCGCTGTTTATTGATGATACGCCGAGTTTATCGGTTGGCAGTATCCGCTCGCGGTGCATGAAACTGAATACCGAGATCCGGGACGAATGCGAGAGCGGGATCGGCATGATCATTATCGATTATTTGCAGTTGATGGGCAGTGATGTCGATCGCGGCGGTAATCGCAATAATGAGATTGAGGATATGACGCGCGGGTTAAAGCGCCTGGCCAAGGAGTTTGATATTCCGGTGATCGTGCTTTCGCAGCTGAACCGTGGCCTTGAGAGTCGTCCCAACAAGCGCCCTATTCCATCAGATTTGCGGGATTCCGGCGGTATCGAGCAGGACGCTGACCTGGTGCTGTTTTTGTATCGTGATGAGATTTATAACAGCGATTCGCCAGACAAGGGCATTGCTGAGCTGATTATCGGCAAGCAGCGCAATGGTCCATTGGGTACGGTGCGCTTGCAGTTTGATGCGCCGCGCGTACGGTTCCGTGAGTTGACTGAGGCGTATTATTCATGAGTGCGGTTGCTGTTGAAAAGCATTGGTCTGAGTGCATACCTGAGCATGGCTGTTGGTGCTGGGTTACGGATCATCATAATGAAAAAGCGCGGCTGGTGGTGGTTATGGCGGTTAAGGATAAGCGTTTTTATGATGAGCAGGGACGGCGCTATAACTTTGCATGGTTGGCGTCAAAAGCCGACGTGCTGAAGTATGTTTATTAGGAGGGGCTATGTTGCTGGTTTTGCCTGCTGAGCTGGAGATATTGCGGGAAATGAGGCCATTGGACAGGGATGTGTTCAATTATCTGGCTGAGCGTGTTGATTATAATTCCGGGGTTATCGGCCGGTCCCGCAGGGTTTCTTATGGCGGGATGGCGCTGGATTTGTCGGAGCGGGATGTGGCCAGGCGGGTTAAATCGACGCTTGTTAAAGTCACGTCAAAAGATTTGATTAATACCGTTACCCGGCTGGTCAATGCCGGGCTATTGTCGAGAATGAGCGCCAAAGGTTTCGGGCATGATCTTGTGCTGAGTCGTGTTTTTTTTGTGCAGTTGCTGTCTGCGGATAACTCCGTTCAGAATCCAGTTGGTAATGCAGTTGGGTTTCAGTTGGGAATGTTGTTAAAGAAATTAACAAACAATAACAATGACTTGCAATCAAATAATGAATCCAGTCAGTCGTCAGTTGGTAATGCAGTTGGTATAACATCTTTACAACATACATCAACACCGGGGGATGATAAATTTTTGATGTCGCTGGATTGGAAACCGGACCAGGGCGACGTGGTAAAGATTCTTGCTATGTCGGGTTTGTTTTACGAGAACGTCAAAGCTGACTGGGTGAATGAGTTTGTCTCGCACTGGTTTTCTGAGGGCGAACGAAAATTAACGCAGCGACAGTGGACGGTTAAGCTGGCTCGCTTGCTGGTTGATTATTTATCCCATCCCGGTTTATTCGAGCAGCGCCGTGGGATTGGCAAGGCTGTTAAGTCGGCCGGATTTAAAAATCTGGCTGTGCCGGAATGGGCGCGGATACCGAGGGACGATGAGCAGATGGTGGCGTTCATGCGGCACTTTGGCTACGGGGAGCCGGATGTCGGGATATCGTATCAGCAGGCCAGGGTCATGCTGGTGCGCAAAGTTGAAATCCGGTTGACTGAGTGGAAAAAGGGGTTGTCATGAGTTCGTCGAGTTCGGTTGTTGAGATATCGCGCAGCAAGAAGCGCTATCAGGATCAGGATGCGTTGCTGAAGGGTTTTGTTGGTTGTGATGGGTTTACGGCCAAGGAAGTGGCGGTCGAGGTGCTGGATTGGAAATATGAGCCGTATGCCAACTCGCCGAAGCGGGCGTGGGATTTGCAGGCGTTGGGCTATCTGGCGTTGCTGGAGGGACGGGAATGCAGACAGACGGGCAAGGTGGCGCACACCTACCGGATAACGGATAAGGGCGTGGCTTATTTGCGGGACAAGGGGATTGTGGTGCGTGCGTCGGTGGTGGAGGTCGCTGTGCAGCAGGTTGTCGATGCGCGGCTGGCTATTGGCGGGCTGAGGTCTCTGCTGGGTGATGGATAAGCGCCAGCAATGGGAGTTGATCAAGGGTAGTGCGCCAGAGGTAGCTGACTGGATGACTCGGTTAGGCAATGCATTTGGCAAGAGTGCCGCTATGCAGGTTAAATTATTGGAATCGGGTGAAGTGGTGGAGTCCGGGCGGTTTAGCCGGGGTCTTGGATTGGATGATAAGGGGAGCAGATGAGACAGAAGATTGAGCAGATGATTGCCGAGGTGATCAGGAAAGAAAAGGGTTATGTCAATCATCCGGCCGATCATGGCGGGCCTACCAAGTGGGGGATTACGCTAGCGACGCTGGATGATTACCGGCACAAGAAGCAGACGATTCAGGATATTAAGCAGCTGACGAAAGCCGAGGCATATGAAATCTATGAGTTTAATTATTATCTGCAACCGAATATCGATAGTTTGCCTGATCTTATCCAGCCGGTGGTGTTCGACATGGCTGTTAATTCAGGGCCTGAGCAGGCGATTATCATTATGCAGCGGGTTATTCACAAGATGGGTTCGCCGCTTAAAGTTGATGGTATCTGCGGGCCTAAGACCCGGCAATCGGCGGTGATTGCCTGCAATGTGTATGGCGCTGCGGTGGTGAATAATATCTGTGCGGCCAGGCTGGAGTTCTTGCGGGGGTTGGTGGTGGATGATCCGAGTCAGGTAGTTTTTCTGGCGGGATGGGAGAACAGGGCGAATTCTTTTTTAATCAGCGCATAGGGTGGGATGATGGCAAGTGTTGAGGTGATTGGGTTGTTGTGCGCGGGCTCGACCCGGTATCATGAGGCTGGGCGAAGTAGTAGTACGGATAGGCTGTCAAAGGCAGAAATTGCGGGGCTGTTGGCTGGACTGAGCAGAGAGGCAATGAATCTGGCCTTGGCTAAGTATGCGTTGGATGTGGATGCTGAGCGGATGTTGATTGCGCATGTGCGTGTTTGGTCTGCGGGGGTCGCTGTCAAGGAGGCATGGCAGATTATTAAAGGCCGGCCTGTTGTGTCTAACATGGCGGCGTTGGCGGTGTTTGATGTGGTCCGGCCTAACCGGTGCCAACGGTGCTCAGGTCGTGGTGTATCGGTTAATCGGGTCTGCTCTGGATGCAGCGGATCAGGATATAAATCGCTTTCCGCACGGCAGATAGCCGAGGCGATTGGGATTGATGAGTCGTGTTACCGTCGAACATGGAAGGTGCGTTATGAACAGATATACCAGCATGTTGACAGGATGGATCAGGATATAAGCTGGGTATTGTACTGGGCAGATAAGCAGGTTGCTGTTGGGTGATTTAAAAATAAATTTGATTTGAACCGCAATTACGAGTACCATTTTCCCACAATACAGAGTAACCCCGTTCATTCAGTTGATCGGGGTTTTTTTATGCCTACGGAAAAGGATATCTATGCCAACAACGCCTATTGATCCTGTTGACAGCTTGTCACAATTCGGGTTGTCAGGTCTAGTGATTGCCGCTTTATTTTTGTTCTGTCGGTTTCTTATTACCGAGCATCGGGCCGAGCGGCAAGAGTGGATCATCGCTTACCGTGAGCAATCAAAACTCATGAATGAGACGCAGACGGAAACTAACCAGGTTATTCGAGAATTGGTGACGGTGGTTAAAGAGGCGAATGTCAAAATTAGGTGATGGCAAGGTCGTCAAGGTTTCCATGCAGGCATGCTCGCTGCCCTGCTTTGCTTCAGTCTCCTGGTTTCTGTTTAGCTCATGCCGCCGATAGGCATATCAGCAAGCGTGACAATGATGTTACTCGCAGATCATCAACGCAGCGCGGTTATGACTACCGCTGGCAAAAGACCAGCAAGGGTTATTTAGCACGGCATCCGCTGTGTGTGCATTGTGAGGTTAAAGGGCGCGTTACGCAGGCCGCTGAGGTCGATCATATCATACCGATTCAGGTCGATCCCATGCGCAAATATGACCGCACCAACTGGCAAGCATTGTGCCATTCTTGCCATTCTGTAAAAACAAATCGGGATCGAGTCATGTATGATCTTGGGAGGGGGGGTGGTCAAAAC